TGAGCAACCAACATTGCACAGCGAGACTCAGAGCTTGTACCGCTAGCGATGGTAAGTGGATGCGCGTTAGTAGTCCACGTATTGATCGTGGCAAGCCCCGCTACTGCCTGCTCGACCATCGAAGTGATGTTGTCGTTAACAACATCCCCCCACGTACCGGACAGTTCACCGGTGACCGGCAGAGCAAGTTTGAGGATGGGAGTGTATTGGGTTGTCATGGATCATCTCCGTCATATGGCAACTTGTTGCCAGCCCGCTGTTTGCGTATCACTCACCCCAGCCCATGAAGCTGATTGAGTATCGACCACATTCTGCCAGTTTGCAGACTGTGCGTCATTAACATTTAGCCAGCCCGCTGTTTGGGCATCCGAAATGCCCGTCCAGTTTGCGTTTTGGTTGTCATCAATCTGACCCCAGACGTTGACTTGCCCAATGAAGCCAGTACCCACCACACCAATTGGGAAGGCAGTCGCCCCGCCCGTAGCCACCACGGTACCCACAGCGCCTGTGGCAGTAAGTCCAGTGACAGGTACGTTGGCGTCTGCGGCAACGACAACCGTGCCCAAAGCGCCTGTAGCTTCAACCCCCGTGACCTGCACGATGGCGTCGGCTTGGACAACAACTGTTCCAACCTGTCCAACGGCTTGGACCCCCGAGGGGTAGACATTGGCGTCTGCGGCAACGACGACGGTTCCGACTTCACCTGTTGCCTCAACACCGGTAACTGGAACGTTAGCATCGGCAGTAACGACAACCGTCCCAACGGCTCCAATTGCTTCGACGCCCGTGGGGTAAACGTTTGCATCTGCAACGACAACAACGGTGCCAACTGCACCGGTTGCTTCAAGCCCAGACGGATAGACGTTTGCATCAGCAGATACCGTAACTGTACCGGTCTCGCCGGTACCGGTGACATTCGTATGCCCGACGCCCCACCCTTGGTCGCCCCAAGCGACACCTGAAGCGCCCCAACCTTCAAAGGCTACCGTTGCATCGGCCACCTAATCACCATCACGCAATACGCAAAATTGCGTTTGTTGCGTCTGCGGTCGGAAACTGGATGGTGAAATTGCCAGCGGTAGAGGTCTTGTCACCCCCGAAATCCAGCACGGCCACCGCAGGGTTCGTACCCCCGTTAGCCAGATAGATCAGAGCGCCCCGCGCAGTGATCGTTGATGCCGCCCACGTGACATCCGAGAAATCCAAGAACGCCGTGGTGCCGCTGGAAGTGGGCACTTGGCTGATTGTCAGCACTTCTCCCCCTGCGGTGTACCCGGTGCCGGTCACTTCATTCGTAACACTGTACGCGGTCGTGGAGGCTCCAAGCGTAGCCGCAGAGGTATACAGAGCGATTTTGAACGTCTGCGTAGTGCCGGAACCAAAGTCAAAATCCGCAGCGAGGATTCCAACTTTGAACGACGTGCACATAGCTTGAGAGATAGCCATTTAGAACTCCTTAACTGACAGGAATACGAACTTGCCCAGAGCGATACGCATCCTGTCGAAGTTTACCGTCGCCCAGATTTTTTAGCAGCCCAATTGCTTGTACGTACAGCCGCTCATAGAGCCCCACCATGTCTTGTTCGCCCTTCATGAATCGGATTGCTTCAATCAACGCACCGTTCAATAGCGCGGAATCAAACTCATCACCCAACCACGTTGTGCCTGCTGTGACAATTGACTCAGGGTAGTACCCATAGTGCAACTCAGTGCTGTACGCCACTCCGGGGGTTGGACCAAGAATGAACGCAGAGTCATCGAAGTTTGCGTAGTGGCGGGGCCGTCCGTAGTAGAACGCGTTATTGATGGGGTACGCCTCGCGGATGAAGTTCACATCCTTATTCAAGAGGTAGTGGTACTCACCACTAGGCTCGATGACAGCCAGCGAATAGCAGTACAAGAAATCTGAGGGGATCTGCAAGTACGGGTTACCAATAGACATCGTGCCAGTCACGTTCTTGCGAAGCGCCGGGATCTGCACCGTGTTGTAAATCTTCTGTTCAGCCTGTTCGGTGAACATGTCAAGTTGGGCATCCGAGAATTCGTTCTCACAGATGTCCTTGATGTTGATTTTCAACTCGGTGTAGTTCATGTCAACCTCACGCCATGGGGCCTCGGCACATGACACCTTTCGTCGCCGCGCCCGCACCGCGCATGCGAATGCCACTCGTTTTGACGGGTTCGTAAGGGTCTACGCGCTTGTTGGCAATAACCGTCTTGGTGTCTTTTGCGTCCTGCTTGGGCGAAACAACGCCAGCCTCAGCCATCTTGAACGGCTTAATTTTTCCAGACATGTCAACCTCCGCGCTTTTGCGCCGCGACTTTAGCAAGCCCACGACCCATAGACTTCATGTTTTCGTTGGTCTTGCCCGGGTTACCTTTGGTCGGACCTTTTTGGACCGGTGCAGTTGCGCCGCTCGGTTTTTGTGCCATGATCAACTCCTACGATGTAGATACTGTGACTGTACCAACTTGTCCTTGGGCCACCAAGTTATTTGGTGTGAGCCCCGCATCATAACTGCGAGAGCCCCCTACCGGGTTCCAGCCCCACTGAATGTTTCGACTCCCTTCACCAATCGAACCATTTGCCAAGACTCCTGATTGAACGTATGTGTTGTCAGGACGTGGGTTACGAAGGGCTTGCGGATCGTCAACCGGGTACATCCCAAGCTGTAACTGCGGTTGATCAGGTTCCCAGCATTCTGTGCACACCAACAAATTGATCTGCTTGGTTTTGATGACCAACGTACGCAACTCGCGTAGTCGGAATCGAAATCCGCAACGATCACAGATTGCAATTGCAATCCTATTGGATGCGTACCGATTAGACATCAGCCACCACCAATATAGGAGCGGCGCGGAACAAATCTGACCGCCGCTTTTTCCCTATCTTCCCCCGCCGCAAGATCAAACTGTTCATCGTACGCTTGCTTGAGCATTGGAATACGATCTACAAGCTCGGGCACTTTCATAGCAATGTGGTACGCCAGCCCCGCTGTCAGCGCGGGCAAGAATCGGAAGTTGGCATCAGGGGTCTGAATACCCGAGCCCGCATCTTCAATCCGACGCATGCGCCAGTATCTGAAAATGTAATAAGGACTCAATAACGTACCCTGATCAGGCACCGGCCAAACAACAATCTTTGGATTGTCGCGCAGGCGGCGCACCCACACTTGAATGGGCCGCGCTTGCTGTAGCTTGTTTGGAATAGTGGCGTACGTTGATACGCTGATGCGAGTGATTGCCAGATCAGCTTGCGTTGAAACGTTTCCTGCACCAGTGCGGATTACGTGATCCAGAAGATCAATCGTGTCCGCAGGAAGATCGTACTCTGCGGTGCCTTGCACAAGATTGACGGAACCTTCGTCAATCGTCCACATGTTGATGCCACGGTTCTGCCACTCGATGGTCATCAAGTTCATAGACCTGCGGGCAGTACGCAGGTCATAGCCCGAGCGCATCTCACGCCCAGCGCGCTCCCACGCCTCCTCGGCAATTTCCGTGAACTCTAAGTTGAAGGCTGTGGTGCCGGAGGTGGTCATCTAAATCTCGCAGTCTTCTGGGCTATGCCTTTAGGTTGAGCTACAAACTGCTTACCCTTTGCTTTTCCGGCTCGTTTTGCCTTGGTCGTTGCCGCGTACTCAGCAGGGCTCAAGGACTTAATCGCTGCCTCTGGGAGATACCGCTCACCCGTCTTGGAAGAAGGTTTGCCAGACTTAGTGCGCCACTTTTGCGCGGTCCAGTCAGAGAGCGATTTCTGCGGGGCTTTCAATCTTTATACCCCCCACCAGCTTCCTTGTACTTCTTTGCCAAGAGCTGGGCTTTCCTCGCGCTCCACTGCCCTGCACCAGTCCCCTGAGTCGCTGAAGCCTTGATCTGGTTGAACAGCTTCTTTCGCATTCCGGGTTTGGTGTAGTTGCCAGCTTCGTTCACGCGGCTGACTTTTCCGCCTTCTGCGTACTCGTAGAAAGCGGTGTCATCCCGCCGTTGCTTGCGCTTCGGCTTAGGCATCTTGCTGGGGCTGATAGCCCCCATTCCGCGAGAAGCCATCATGATGATCTCCTAGATCATACGGCCTTTAGTCTTGCCCCGCTGGGCGCAGCCATCCGCACGTTTAGATGCAGAGCCACCTGAAGCGTAGCCAACCTTGCCGCCTTTCTTCATGGCGGGCATCCCCGGGGCTCCGGGCGGAGGCGTTACATCACCGGCACCGGCTTCGGGCGGTAGCGGCGGTACACGCCGACGTGGCATCGGACGTTTTGGTGCTACGCCCCGTTTCGCGGCCATGGGGGGCATCGAGCGGTTCATCATGTCATCCATGTCAGCAGCTCCCACCTTTACGATACATACCACCACCGGCCATCTTTACTTGCATGGCTTTGGTTTTACCTTTAGAGGCAACACCATCAGCAGCACGGCGGAACACTGCACCACCACCCTTCATGCCCGCGTGTGCTTTTGAAGCAGGGGCACCCGCGTGAGCTTTCAAAGAGGTGGCAATACCACCCTTCTTCATGCCTTTGGCTTCCGCCATCTCATGCTTGATCATGGACTTGGGAGCGCCCTTCTTTTTCATGAAGGCCACCTCTTTACCCATCATAGCCTTGGACTCTTTCATGTCACCACCTTGGTTGAATTTACGGCCTTTATCGGCCTGTATGAATTCCTTGCCAACCTTTTGCGGGATGCCAAGGCGTTTAGAAGCTGCGGGATCATTGGCTACAAGAGCCATGAGATTGTGCTGAGCTTTGGTCTTGGAAGGCATGTTAGACCTTTATGATCCAACCTTTGCCAAACACATACCCAGCCGCCAGCAGGCCAATCCAGATCAGCACCTTTTCAACGATAGTCTTGCCGACCTTCTTGTAGAACTCGGAAGACATCTCTTCAAGAGCCAATCGCGCAGCTTCTTTGGCTATTGCCCGCTCACGGTCAGTCAGTTGAATGTCGCTCATTTTAGCAAGCCCATTTCCTCAAGCTCTTGTTGATCCGACTGTTTGGGTCATTCGCGGTCTTCGCGGAAGTCAGCTTCTTCTTCATACCCGT